GCTAAGCGCTTGCTCGACACCGAATTGCGTGTTGCAACTGCTGACAACGACATCAACGCGATCAAGCAAATGGGTGCAATCCCCGGTGGCTACACTGTCAATCACTTCTTGACAGACAGCAACGCTTGGTTCTTGACAACTGACGTGCCTAACGGCTTGAAGCACTTCGAGCGTATGCCTTTGTCTAACAGCATGGACGGTGACTTTGACACCGGCAACGTGCGTTACAAGGCCCGCGAGCGTTACAGCTTCGGCTGGTCTGATCCCCTCGGTATGTGGGGTTCTGCTGGCGCCTAATCAGCGACATAAGAAAAGAGGCTTCGGCCTCTTTTCTTTTATATAAAACAGGTGTATATTCACCACATCCCCGGGGTTCTCCGGTGTATCTGACAAGTCCCGGCTTGACGACATGCAGACAGATACGCCCAACTTGCATGTAAGGAAAAAGACATGGCACGCACTACATTCTCCGGCCCAGTACGCTCTTTGGGTGGTTTCTACAACCAAGGCCCAGACACCGTTATCAACTTGGCCAACGGCACCAACACTGTGACTTTGGACGTGGCTACTTATGCTGGCCGCATCATCCGCACCAATGACGCAACATTGGTCATCACTTTGCCCGCAATCAACACGACTGCCAACTCGCCTAACAACGGCCCCGGCACCCCTCCTTCGACTGTGAACAACGTCGGTACCAGCTACACCTTCTTCGTTGAGACCACCGCTTCGGCCTTGTCCATCGTGACAAACGGCACCGACAAGTTTGTGGGTTCTTTGTTGATGGTTGACACCGACAGCTCTGGCGCTGCTACTGGCTACGCCCCTGCTTCAAGCAACGACGTCATCACCTTGAACGGTACTACCACCGGCGGTATCGCAGGCTCGATGATTACTGTGACTGTCTTGGCGGCTGCCAAATACATGGTTTCTGGCGTTGTGTTGGGTTCTGGCACTGTTGCCACACCGTTCGCTGACGCTTAATAGGGGGTCGTTATGACCATGCAAACCGACGTCTCCAGTGCCACAGCTACGGCTGACGGCACTCTGGTAGCACAACCCACACGTATTCGTGGCATCATGATTACGACCACCTCTTCTGCAGGTTCAGTCGTATTGAAAGATGGCGGCTATTCCGGGACCGCCAAGATCACTGTGAACACCCCTGCGGTGGCAGAGATTTTCAATGCGTTGATTCCTGCGGAGGGCGTTCGTTTCACGACAGACGTGTACGTGGACGTGACCAACGTTTCTTCCGTGACTGTGTTCTATGGCTAAGTCGCCCGCATGGCAACGCAAAGAGGGCAAGAACCCCAACGGGGGTTTGAACGCCAAAGGCCGTGCCTCTGCCAAAAAGCAGGGCATGAACCTGAAGCCCCCTCAACCAGAGGGCGGCTCACGCCGCGACTCTTTCTGCGCACGCATGAAAGGTATGAAGTCCAAGTTGACTTCCGCCAAGACTGCCAAAGACCCGAACAGCCGCATCAATAAATCCTTGAGAGCATGGAACTGCTGATATGAAAGACCCTTTCGCACAGCTAGACGAATCGACCAAGCATTTGCTGGACGGCGTGTCTTTGATCGCCACGCTAGGAAGCTTGATTGAAATGCTACCAACGATTTCCGCTTTGCTCAGTATTGTCTGGGTGAGCATCCGTATTTACGAAACAGACACCATTCAAGGGTTGCTGGGTCGTAAAAAACCCCCAACCGACGAGTAATTTTTAAGGAGGCCACCATGGCTAAATCATCTGGAAACGGCATCACCAAAGCCAAAATGGGTTCAGTTCGCACCGCAGCTCCCAGCCGCGACGGCGTGGCTACCAAGGGTAAAACCAAGGGCAAGCAAGTTGTCATGAAGGGCGGCAAGCCTCTGGGCATGTGCGGCGGCGGTATGGCCAAAGGCAAGAAGTAACCATGATGGCCAGCCGTGGTATGGGGGCCATCGCCCCCAGCAAAATGCCCAAGGCTAAGACGATCACCCGCAAGGATGATCCGAACAAGGTCACCATGTACGCCAAGGGCGGAGAGGTTTGGGACAAGGCTCGACCAAAAGGTCTGGGCCCCTCAAAGAAACTTAGCCCCGCCAAAAAGGCAAGCGCAAAGGCCATGGCCAAATCGGCAGGCCGTCCGTACCCCAACTTGGTGGACAACATGCGCGCAGCAAGGAGCAAATAATGGCTGAGAAGTGGATTCAAAAAGCGATTAAGAAGCCCGGCGCGCTGCATAAGCAGATGGGTGTGCCCGAAGGGAAGAAAATCCCCGCAGGCAAGCTGGCTGCCGCGGCCAAAAAGCCCGGTAAGCTGGGCCAACGCGCACGTCTGGCGCAGACTTTGAAGAAGATGAAATAAATGGCAAACACCTCCGGCTCCACTGGTTTTAACCTCGACTTGACCGAGTTGGTCGAGGAGGCGTTCGAGCGCGTGGGCTCGGAGATGCGCACCGGTTACGACTTGAAGACCGCACGTCGGTCTTTGAACCTTCTGTTCGCTGATTGGGCGAACCGTGGCGTGAATATGTGGACGTTTGAGCAGGGCACCATTGACTTGGTGCAAGGCCAGAACACCTATGCGCTGCCTAACGACACCGTTGACCTATTGGAGCACGTGATCCGCACGCAAGCCAACCAGCAATCAAACCAAGCAGACTTGACGATCACACGCATCAGCGTGTCGACCTACGCAACGCTGCCAAACAAGTTGCAACAGGCCCGTCCGATTCAAGTATGGGTGCAGCGCATGGACGGCCAGCAATCGCTGACATCTACGTTGGATGGTGCGATCACTTCGACAGACACAGAAATTACCTTGGCTGACGCCACGGGCCTGCCGTCAACAGGCTTCATTAAAATTGACAACGAATACATCCAGTACGGCTACATCACAGGCAACACGTTGTACAACTGCTTCCGCGGCCAGAACAATTCAACCGCTGCTTCGCACCTGACCGCTGCGTCCGTCTACTGGGCGCGTCTTCCTGCGGTAACCGTGTGGCCAACACCTGATGGTGCTCAGACATACCAGTTCGTTTACTGGCGCATGCGCCGCGTGCAAGATGCCGGCGGTGGTGTGAACGTGATGGACGTACCTTTCCGCTTTGTGCCTTGCATGACAGCAGGACTGTCGTACTACTTGGCGCTCAAAGTCCCCGGTGGGCTCGAGCGTTTGGGCGTGCTTAAACAGCAGTACGACGAGGCTTGGGAGATTGCCGCAGGCGAAGACCAAGAGAAGGCCGCAGTTCGTTTTGTGCCGCGCCAGCAGTTTATTGGCGGTGGTTTCTAAATGGGAAATCGGTTCGCATCCGGCAAATACAGCATCGCGCAGTGCGATCGCTGTGACGGACGCTATAAGCTCAGCGAGTTACGACGTGAAGTCGTCAAAACCAAGAACTACGAGCTCTTGGTGTGCAATGCTTGCTGGGACCCAGATCAGCCGCAGTTGCAGTTGGGTATGTACCCTGTGGATGACCCACAAGGTGTGCGCAATCCTCGCCCAGATCGCAGCTACATTACGTCTGGCACAACAGGCTTACAGATTCTCAACGGCAACAGCACTTCGATTAACGAACAAGGTTTCCAGTCTGAGGGTAGCCGTGACATTCAATGGGGGTGGAACCCTGTTGGTGGCTCGAGCTTAGACGACAATGGACTCACGCCAAATTACTTGGCTTTGTTCGTTGAAATTGGTACAGTAACGATAGCCACAACGTAAGGAGTCCACATGGACAAGAAAGACCTGAAACAAGACAAGAAAATGATCGCTTCTGCCGTGCACAAGCATGAGAAGGCCAAGCACAAAGGCATGCCCTTGACCAAGCTGAAAGCTGGTGGCAAGACAAACAGCGACATGTTGAAATATGGCCGCAACATGGCCAAGGTGATGAACCAGCGTTCTTCTGGTCGCGGAGGCTAATATGGCTGAGTACAAACAACCCAAGAGCGCACCCATCCAAGCGGCGGGTGTGGCTGACAACAAAAAGTATTTGCGCGAACTGAACCAGTCCGCTGCGAATGCGCACAGCAACGACTACAAAGGCACCAAGACTGACGGCATTAAAATCCGTGGTACCGGTGCGGCTACAAAAGGTTTGATGGCTCGCGGCCCAATGGCATAACATGACCTACGACGAACTCTTCGCAGCGATTCAGTCTTACACGGAAAACCAATTTCCGGAGACTTACCTTGCCGATGGCAGTGCTGTGTCTTCAACGACACAGATCAACACTTTCATCCAGCAGGCGGAGCAGCGCATCTTTAACACGGTGCAGTTTCCATCGTTGCGCAAGAACGTCACAGGTACCACTACAGCCAACAACAAGTATCTTTCGTGCCCTAGCGATTTTTTGTCGGCGTATTCTTTGGCGGTTATTGACGCCGCCGGGGTGTATGAGTACTTGTTGAATAAGGACGTGAACTTCATCCGTCAAGCGTACCCACAACCTACCGACACCGCGCTGCCCAAGTATTACGCCTTGTTTGGGCCAACGACAACCAACGACGCAACGCCAATCATCACAGATGAGCTTTCGTTCATCTTGGGCCCCACACCCGACGCTGCTTACAGCGTTGAGCTGCACTATTACTACTACCCTGAGTCTATTGTTGATGCGGCTGACGGGCGTACTTGGTTGGGTGACAACTTTGATTCCGTGCTGTTGTACGGTTCGTTGGTTGAGGCTTACACCTTCATGAAGGGTGAGACTGACATGGTTCAGTTGTACGACGCCAAGTACAAAGAAGCGCTCATGTTGGCTCAACGTTTGGGTGACGGTCTGGAGCGCAGCGACGCATACCGTAGTGGGCAGTTCCGGCTGCCCCCACTACCTCAGAATAACGGGGTCAAGTAATGGCCATTGCACAAGGCGCGACCAACACATTCAAGCTAGGACTGCTCAACGGCGACTACGACTTGACTTCCGGCAGCTTCAAGATTGCTTTGTTCGACGGCACCGCTTCGATCGGTCCGGAGACAACCGCGTACACATCGGGTATGACAGGCGAGGTCGTGGCTTCTGGCTACACCGCGGGCGGCGAGGCGTTGACCATCACACAAGCGCCAACAATCGGTACGCAGACAGGCAACGCCACGGTGTATTTGTCTTTTGCCAACGTGACTTGGAACGCGGCGCTGACTGCACGCGGCGCTTTGATTTATCAGGTGGGTTCTGGTGACCCCTCTGTGTGTGTACTGGACTTTGGTGCAGACAAAACTTCAACCACAACTTTCACGGTGCAGTTCCCTGCTGTCACCAGCACAGCGGCAATCATCCGCATCTCGTAAGGAGCACTCATGTCTATCGAAAAAGCAAAATCAACCGATCAAGTATCCGCAGGGCTCGTGGCCCGTCCCGGCTCCGACGAGCGCATCAAAGCTGGTGGTGTGTTCACCTTCCAGTGTTTTGACAAAGATGGCAACCTAAAGTGGGAAGAACGTACCCACAACCTCGTGGTGAATACCGGCTTGCAATACATGAACACTCAGTTCTTCAAGGGTAGCGCCTACACCGCCGCTTGGTACTTGGGTTTGATTACAGGCCCCGGTTCTGGCACAGCCTACTCTGGCTCTGACACTTTGGCTTCCCATGCTGGTTGGACTGAGTTCACTAACTACTCTGGCGCACGTAAGGCTTTGACTTTTGGCACCGCTACAACTGCTGACCCTTCAGTGATCGACAACTCTGCCTCTGTTGCCCAGTTCACCATTTCTGGTGGTGGCGGCACTGTGGCCGGTGGGTTCTTGGCTACTGTTGACAGTGGCACATCGGGCACCCTGTTCTCTGAAGCTGACTTTGAATCACCCGGTGACCGCGTGGTTGTGGCTGGCGACACATTGAACGTTACCTACACATTCAGCCTCGACGCTGCTTAATCCAAGGGAGTAGCCCATGCTTGGGTACATCCCTCTTTCCGCTGCGCCCTTTGACGTATCAAACACAGGGTTACTGTATGCCTCCGCCGTGGCTGAGTCTGCGGTGGCTGCCATGTTGGTCGCTGCGCGAGCGTCTTTCACGCCAACAAATTCTGAGACAGCGGTAGGCTCCGACGCAGTTAACGCAGCAGGTTCAATTTACAACCCAACGGTTAGCGTGTCCGCCGCTGGTCTAGACACTGTTAGCGTAGCTGCATCGTCTTTTGGGGCGTCTTTAACTGCAAGCATCACTGGGGATGATGTGGTTTCCTCGCTGATTGACTTTGGTTCTGCCATATCCGAATCCGTCACCGGCGACGACAGTATTTCTGTATTGGTTGATTGGGCGGTAGCGGTGGCTGAGACTTCCGTGGCCAGCGATGCTTTTGCTGCTTTTGCCGCGTATCTAGCGGCGCTTTCCGAAACGGCGCAGGGCGCAGACCTTGTATCCCACACAGTCACGTTTAACTCTGAAATTGCTGAGGGTGTATCCGCCATCCAGACGGTTGCGGCACAGCTTGCTTTTGCAGTGGCGTTGTCCGAGTTGGCTGTGGCGGATGACGCGGTTACTGTGGCCCCGTCGGTATTCAACGCAACGGTTGCAAACGCTGTTCAGGCTGTCGATTCGGTCTTGGCTTATGCGGTGTTTGTTGCTAACATACAGGCAGGTGCGACAGCCGCAGATCAGTTTATTGGCGCGTTCCTGTGGAACGTAATCAACGACGCTCAGAACGCCGGATGGGGCAATGTAAATGACGCGCAAACCGCTGGATGGGGAGCGTTGAACACGGCACAAACGGCAAGCTGGGCGACAATCCAAGACAGCCAATCTGCTGACTGGGGTACGGTTAATGATAGCCAGACCCCGAATTGGCAAGGCATCAAGACACAAACGTAAGGCAGCACATGGCAATCGTCTTAAAAGATCGAGTCAAAGAAACAACCAACACAACGGGCACGGCTGATTTTGTGTTGGCTGGTGCCGTGGGCGGGTTCCAAGCTTTTTCTGCTGTAGGTAATGGCAACACAACATATTACGCCGCAGTAGACCCAGCCACAGGTGACTGGGAAGTGGGTATTGGTACGTACTCTACAACCGGCCCGACGCTTACTCGCGATACCATTCTTGAATCAAGTGCTGCTGGCGCAAAGATTAGTTTTGGTGCTGGCGCCAAAGATGTGTTTGTCACATACCCCGCTGAAAAGGCAATCTACGAAGAGCAAGCCGGTAACGTTTTAATCGACGGCGGCCCTATTACAGTGATCGGTAACGGCGTTACTGGGTACACAACTTTCTCAGCCGCATTGGGGGAGATGTACGCTGACGTCAACTCATTTGCACAGTTCTATGCACAAAACCTGAACGATGGCTCAGAGGCATCCGCTGACTTTGTTGCGTACAACGATCTGGGTGACGGCACGTATAACTTTGTGGACATGGGCATCAACAGCTCAAACTATTCGTCTGCAACTTACCCAATCTTCACGCCCGGTTCTGCATACTTGTTCAACGATGGTGGGGAGATGTTTGTTGGCAGTGCCACCGACGATTTGGTGTTGTTTGCTGGCGGCACAGATGTAGCTGATGAGGCTGTACGCATCGACAAGACAACCAAGGCTGTCACGACACAAGCGGGCATGACTTTGGGCGGCGCGCTGACTGGAGTTGGCGGCTCATTTACTCAGGCGGTCACTTCTACCTCTACCTCCATCACATCCCCAGCAAACAACGAGTTTGTGACCAAATCGTATGTGGACAACGCCACATCGACCGGCATCCACATCCATACCCCTGTTACTGCCGAGACAAGCGCGGCCCTGTCTGCGGTTTATACCCAAGGCGGTACGACATTCAACATCACCGACATCACCGGTACCAATACTGTTGTAACGTCAACCACCCACGGTTTGGCTGTCAATGACCAGATTTGGCTGACCACAACTGCCGGTAACGGCCTGTCTACCAATACAGCGTACTTCGTATACGCTACACCAACGACAACTTCGTTGCAGCTCTCCACCACGTACGGTGGCCCACTGCTTACCGGCCTGACCAACGCATCGGGGTTGTCTTATGCCACCCGCGCCAATTCTGGTGTGGGCGCATATCTTGAAGCGTCAGCCAACCAAGCGCTACCTATTTCGGGTGTGACTACAAACGACCGCGTGTTGGTGTACAACCAATCGACTGGGTATTGGAACGGTGTCTACACCGTAACGGCTTTGGGCTCTGTTGGTTCCAAGTGGAAGCTGACCCGCGCTACTGACGCGAACCAGTACCAACCAGATAACACTTCTGGTATGGGTGCGGGGGACTATTTCTTTGTGCAGTCGAACTCAGAGTCGTATGTTCTGACAGACCCTGTTGGGCCAATCATCATTGGCTACGACGCAATCACATACACCCTGTTCTCATCGGTGCCCGTCTACACAGGCACATCGCCTATCGACGTCACCGGCACAGTCATTTCTTTGACCACGGTTCCAGCTACGCTGGGTGGCACGGGTACGGCTACTGTCGCCACTGGTGATCTGCTGTACGGTTCGGCCACAAACACTTGGTCTAAGCTGGCCGCTGGCCCTGCCTATAAATCGCTGGTGATGAACGCTGGCGGTACCAACGTCGAGTGGAACGCTGTCGCTCTGAACCAATCAGGTGCTGTGTCTGGGTCTCTTCCTGCCACCAACGGTGGCACAGGGTTGACTTCGTATAACGTGGGCGAGTTGATCTACTCAAACACGACCACAACGTTTGACGTCGTTACCCGCAACACCACCACAACCAAGAAGTTTTTAAGCCAGACAGGCACGGGCACCTCTGCGCAGGCTCCTGTGTGGGAACAACCAGCCGCATCTGACATCACAGGTTTAGCACCATCAGCCACAACGGATACAACCAATGCCGCTAACATCACTTCGGGTACTTTACCGGCAGCACGGCTTAATGGTTCTTACACAGGAATTACTGGCGTCGGCACTCTTACTGCTGGTACTTGGAACGGCAGCACTATTGGTGCTACTTATGGCGGCACTGGCCTTACCTCTTACGCTGTGGGAGATTTGGTCTACGCAGATACGACGACATCGTTAGCCAAGTTGCCGGACGTTGCCACGGGTAACGCTTTGATTTCTGGCGGTGTTGATTCTGCTCCCTCGTGGGGCAAGATTGGTTTGGCCACTCACGTAAGCGGCACGCTTCCTGTTACAAGCGGTGGCACAGGCGTTACCACTTCTACCGGCACAGGCTCTGTGGTGCTGTCTGACAGCCCCACGCTTACTACTGCCACTTTGAGCAGCCCAACGATGACAACGCCCAACTTGGGTACACCGTCTGCGGCAACGCTTACAAACGCTACGGGCCTTCCACTGTCCACAGGGGTAACGGGTAATTTGCCCGTGACCAACCTCAACAGCGGCACCAACGCTTCTTCTGGCACCTACTGGCGCGGAGATGGCACATGGGCACCGGCGGTAAACACTGCGGGGTCTTACACACGCACGTCATTCACAGCCACCGCCGCGCAAACAACCTTCAGTGTTAACTACACTGTTGGCTATGTCGAGGTTTATCTCAACGGCGTGCTGCTCAACGCAAGCGACTACACAGCCAGCAGCGGTACATCTGTTATTTTGGCTACAGGCGCGACTGCGGGCGACATTGTTGAATGTATTGCTTATGCGACGGGCACAACAATCCAGTTGCCAATTGACTTGGCTAGCCAAGTAACAGGTACGTTACCTATAGCAAACGGTGGCACAGGCACAACATCGACGCAATTTGTAAATCTTGCGTCTAATGTCACAGGAAATCTACCTGTAACCAACTTAAACAGCGGTACCAGCGCGTCTTCGACTACGTTCTGGCGCGGTGATGGCACTTGGGCGCAGGCAGGTTTTGCTAGCGGAACAACTATGTTGTTTGTGCAGACAGCCGCCCCGACAGGGTGGACAAAAAGCACTACCCACGACAATAAAGCATTACGTGTTGTTTCTGGAGCTGCGTCTTCTGGCGGTTCTGTTGCATTTACAACCGCGTTTGCTAGCCAAGCGGTTAACGGTAGCAACGCAAGCACAACTGCGACTAACCAAAATACAACTGCTACAGGTTCGGTTTCTACTAGCACGTCGGTTAGCTTGTCTGTTTCTGGTTCGGTGTCCTCAACAACTTTGGCTGAATCACAAATTCCAAGTCACGTTCACGGCGTGCCCGGCAACATATCAAACAGTAGCGGCTCCCCATACCGCATTTTGTCAAATACCAACAGCACGCCAAACGTTACCAACAACACCAACGCTACGGGTGGTGGCGGCTCACACACGCACGGGTATACGCCATCTTCATACACAGGTTCGTCGTCTAGCTCGTTTACTGGCACTGCACACACGCACACACAAGACGCGCACACGCATACGTTTACTGGTACAGCTATTAACTTGGCTGTACAGTATGTCGATGTGATTATTGCAACGAAGGATTAACATGGAACTCAAAGCAGGGAATTTTTGCCCACTTATTAAAGACGACTGCGTTGGTCTAAAGTGTTCTTGGTTTACCCAAGTTCGCGGTACCAACCCAAACACCGGCAAAGAGGTTGACGAGTGGGCTTGCGCAACTGCGTGGCTACCGATGCTGTTGATTGAAAACAGCCAGCAGCAACGTCAAACAGGTGCGGCAGTTGAGTCTTTCCGAAATGAAATGGTGAAGTCAAACGAAGTAGGACAGCAGGTTTTGTTAGCTTCTATTCAGGCGAACCCAAACATTCAGATCACACGAGGATAAATATGAGAGTAACCGTAATTAATTCCGACAAAGCCATTGGCGTAGCAGGCGAGTTTTTTACTGGTCTGCCGTTTGTTCTCGATCCGGCTATTCACGCAATTCAATGGTACGACACTTGGGGTGAAGTTGAACACGCAATCACTTTGGTGGATGGTCGCCCCTTTAAGTCAGAGAACACGGTTATTACTGACTTTACGCCCTACGAGCCGTTGGTCGCTGTCTGGCAGCAAGCCAAAGACGCCCAACTAGCGGCTATAGCCGAAGCCATCGCTAAAGAAGCAGCTGCTGCAGCTACACAAACTCAAGAAACCCCGACACCATGACCTTATCACGCAACTTAGCTAACACCGGTCAGCTTGTTAACAGCAGTGGTCAAGTAAACCTTGCTACTGGTGTGTCCGGTACATTATCAGCCGCGAATGGCGGTACAGGCACTACTTCATCTACAGGTTCAGGCTCGGTGGTTTTGTCTACTAGCCCCGTCCTTACCACGCCCAACTTGGGCACACCATCTGCGGCCACACTCACAAATGCAACTGGGTTGCCAATTTCTACCGGCGTGTCTGGTTTAGGCACCGGTGTGGCTACATTCTTGGCCACGCCTACTAGCGCCAACTTAGCATCTACTGTTTCGGACGAAACGGGTTCGGGTGCCTTGGTGTTTGCGACCAGCCCAACATTGGTTACCCCCAACTTGGGCACGCCATCGGCTGTCAACCTTACAAACGCCACCAGCGTGCCGCTTAACCAAGGCACCGGTAACCTAGCCGTTGCGCGATTTAACAGCGGCACCGGCGCATCGACATCTACCTTCTGGCGCGGTGATGGTACTTGGGCTGCGGGTGTTTCAGGGCCCACCGGCCCCACCGGCCCCACCGGACCTACGGGAAGCCCCGGACCCACGGGCCCAACCGGACCTACTGGCCCTACCGGCCCCTCTGGTAACAACGCTTTGCGTTTGTGGGTTAACTGGAACGGCCAAGGCGGTGCGACAATTCGCGGGTCTAGCGGCGTATCTTCTGTGTCTAGAGGTGGCACAGGCGACTACACGATTAACTTTTCATCGTCTGTTGGCGACACCAACTACGCCATTTCCGCCGCTGGTTTTACCTACCCCGGTGGCGGTGCGGCATCAGGCGTTCAAATGAATGAAAGCGGCAGCGGCAGCTCCACATATACACGCACCGCTTCGTCTATTAGGTTGCAGTCGCTCTGGTCAACTGGCACAAACTTAAATGATACATTCTCCGGCAACCTTGTCGTATATAGATAACGGGAGTTTTTAATGAGCGCACTGCAAGAGTATGTGATTATTTACCCAAACACCGAAACAGGCGGGGTTATCATTGTTTCACCTGCGCCAGATTGCGGCTTATCTCTTGAGGCTATTGCATTGAAAGATGTGCCGCCGGGTGTGCCGTACAAATACGTACACCGAAACAATCTGCCATCTCAATCTGATTTTGTGTTCTTCGACGCTTTTGAAGCTGATTTTTCTAACCCTGACGGTAATGGTGCAGATTATGGTTTTGGCTCAACTAATGAAGTTGTTGGTTGGAGCAATGGATTTCCTGTTTTGAAAGGCCCAACATGATTACTATTAACGTAACTAAAGCAAAAGTTATTGCGCACACCATCCGTCGTGAAAAACGTGCGGAAGAGTTCAAGCCTTTTGATGAAGTAATTTCCAAACAAATACCCGGGACCGACGCGGTTGCCGCCGAAGAGGCGCGACAAGCAATTCGTGACAAATACGCAGCCATGCAGCAAGATATTGATGCCGCCACAACGTCCGATGAAATTAAAGCGCTTCTGTCATGAGCAAACACCTACCTATCTGGTTCCTTGGGCAAATCCCAACCGATCTGTGCGACATGGCGGCGGCAGACTATATGCGCCTCGAGGCTCGAGACGCTACTATGGGCGCTAATGGCGACGAGCTGTCACACCTCAATCGAAACACTACTGTTCGTTTTGCTGAGAAGGGGCATTGGTTTGGCTCTATCCTTCGAGGGCATGGTCTTCAGGCAAACAAAACTTGTGAGTGGGGGTTTGAAATTGACGACCATGAAGCTGTGCAATATGCGCACTATGGTGTTGGACAGCACTACGGCTGGCACGTGGACAACTTCCCGTTAGCCGGTTTACCCACCGATCGTAAGGTGAGTGTGGTGTGCCTCATGTCCGACCCGTCGGAATTTGAGGCTGGGGAGTTGCAGATTCGTCTCTACTCAGAATACACTGCGCCATTGGCCAAAGGGTCTGTGATTGCGTTCCCCTCGATTCTTGAACACCGCGTCACGCCTGTCACATCAGGACTTCGCGCAACCGCAACCATGTGGCTCAACGGCCCCCGATTCAAATAAGGACACGACATGTCTTCTTCTTACTCTCCCGATCTTCGCATCGAACTCATTGGCACCGGCGACCAAGCGGGTGTGTGGGGTGCGACGACAAACAACAACATGGC